CCGGAGCGGAAATGCGGCCCTCTGCGATTTCGTCGGCTAGCCAAAGCTCATAGACCGGCTGACAAAGGTTCGTTGCAAGCCAGTCCCGACGCGAGCGAAAGAACTTCCACGCCATCAACAGCGCCGCCCGAGCCGCCGAATAGCTAGATTGATAGTGCATCACCAGCACTTCATACGGCAGTTCCAACGCCATCCCGATTTGCCGCAGGATTGACATAATGAACGGATCAAACTGCGGATTTGGCCTGCCCGGTGTATTTGTCTCGATAGACTCACCGGGTAGCAGGTTGATTGCCTTGCCTGATTCCAGTTCACCCGTCCATTTGCCCGCGTTCTGGACAATCGCGCCCTGTGCGTCGGTGTCGAACACCTGTTCAAAGGCTGTGTGATCCATCTTCACGAACACGCTGAAAATCGCGCTATCGACTGCGGCCTTCAGTTCTGCGTCGGTGTAGCGATTCAACTGCTTGAGAGGCTCAAGAATTGGCGCAATCCACGGCACACCGCGAACCTGGCCCGGTCGCAGCGGCTTGAAAAGGTGCAGGACATTGCGCCGTCCGGTGTTTGCTCCACGCGCCGCGATGCGCTGCCATGTCAATTGGCCCGTCGTGCGAACGTCGCCCGGATGCCTGTTGCTGACGTGATAGGCGAGCGCTTCCATAGTGGACGGGTCAACCTCAACGCCGTCAATCACAGTATCAGAATCCGCTCTACGGTTCGGGTTGCTCACCCTGTCCGCTTCTAGCAGTTGCAGTGCCAGCTTCGCCGCGCCATTTCGGACTAGTCGAGGTGTAACCACAAACGCATCGCCAGACTCCAAAACTGTCCGTAGTGCCAAGTCCTGCAGCCCGTAAAAGTTCAATTGACGCGCAGAATCGGCGTCCTGACTGTTCGCCCAAGTGTGGAATCTCAGGGCTGTGTCCGCGTTCCATGCTTGCGCCTCATCGTCAGACAGCCCGAGAAACTCCGCATTCACTGATGGCGTGAGACTCATTCCCGTACCGACAACGTGCGAGCAGGCGGTATTGATGGCACCTACGGCGACCGGAGCATTGCGCATCTGGTCGCGGCTTCGACTACGAAGCATCGGCAGGTCTGTGATGATGTCCGCAGTTGCAGAACCAGCGCCGGGGTTCCAGCGTGCGAGCGCTGCGCGATCCATGCGAGCGCCGGAATAGCCCCCCGCAAGGGCTAGTTGCGCACGGGAAGCAAGGCGTTGTTGCGCGAGCTTAGGCGAGACATAGGCAATTGCCTTGTCGAGCAAATTCTGCTGAATCAGCGGGTTTTTCATCGGACAACAATCGTCCGACTGCGACCACGGCCAGAGGCTATCGACTCAAGGGATTGGACTTTCCTGTCCCAATAGTCGATTTGCTCTTGAATGGCGCGAGCGTCCGCACGCTTGAGCCTGCGCCCTGCAATTTCGTATTCCTGTCCGGTCGCGACTGCGCTAGATGCTGCAATCCATGCCGTTAGCTGTGTTTCGGCTTGCGCAAGGGTAATCCCGGCCATTGGCTCTTACTCCGTAATGACCGGAGTTTGCCGAGATAGACGCCCTAAAAATAGGGCAAATCCGGACGACTACTGAAGGTAGAAGCCTGCTGACTCCATACAGAGTTTTACAAGCGTGCGTTGGCGTTGTGCGCGTTCCATTTCTTGAATGACGATTGTCCGATAGCTTGTATCGGTCGCCTGCGTCGCCATCGTCACCTCGTAAATGCACTTGGATCGCTGCGCCTGAAATTCCTGATCTGTCGCGCCGGGTTTTGTCCAGCGTTGCTGTGACTGTTGCGGTTGCACGGCGCATCCTGTCAGCATAGCAGCGAAGATAACGAGAGATAGTTTCATGGTTTCTCCTGTCGGATCGCAATCATCGGACTTTCTTAATGTCGTTTCAAGTGTTCATACAGAGTTGACCGCGTGATATTGTGCTTCTTACAAACTTCTTCAGTGCTCATTCCGCTAACACCATCCTTGAATATCGCCTCTTTTTGTGATTCGCTAGGATGTTTTTTTGTCTTGGCGATGTAATGCCGTTCGCCGCCGAATTTAGCGCGTATTTCGGCCTCTGCCTGACGCCTGACAGCCTCTGAAAACTTCGGGGACAGGCGCAAAATAACGGCAAAAATCTGGTCAATCGGGTCGTTTTCATTCACTTAAACCTCCCCCCCAACTGGGAAAATCCGATTTTTCCTGTTGAGGGTTGCGCAATTTTTTGTTGTTGTACGGCGTCCGGCTTGCGCTCCGGCTCCGCTTGTCGCTGGTATCTGTCCCAGTCCGCATCTTTCCAGCGATTCATGCCGAGTTGATACGCCGCCGCGAGTGCGTACACCTCGCAATCGAGCGCCTCGTTACGTCTGCCGGCAGGTTTGACGAACTCCATGACCGCGTGACCCTTGATATAGCGAGTCACCAGCCTTTCGGCGGTCAATTGCTCGAATTCGTCAGGCGGTAGGTCTTTGGAGTAATGGCAATAGCCTGGGCCGACTTCGATCATTCGCATACGACCGTAAATCAGCGCCTTCGCGGTGTCCGTGCCAACTAACCAGAGCTTTTGCCCTTTGATCTTCTCGCCGCGCTTGTTGATGTTGATGTCGGATGGCTTTCCGATGATGGGTTTTCCGCGCTGGCTTTGACCCTTGACGGCAAACACATTGCGATGTGATCGCGTGCGGGTGTAGTTGTAAACCTGCTGTGTGTGGTGTCCACCGGAGTCAATCGCCACCGATTGAATCGGTAACGCCGAGCCGCTTTCGTGCGAGATTGGCTGCGACAAATATTCATCGAGCGCCGCCCACGGTGAGCCGTGCTGATCCGTGCCGATTGCCGGGTCGCCGTAGATGATATGTCGGTCAATCGTCCAAGATTCTTCGCCGCGTCCGTAGCCCTTCACCCGCACTTCTAAGCGGTCGCCCTGCACGTCAACACCGGCAGTCAGGAAATAGCACCCAAAAGGCACCATGCGAAGCCGGTAATCTTCGGCTCTGCGGCTTAGATAGTGCTGGTCGATCTTGTCGCCGTCCTCCTCCCACGTTTGACCGAGTGACGTATTGATGAACGTCTTAAGCAGCGAGTGATCGCCTGCCTTTGATTTATCCCGCGCTTTCAGCCATTGGTCTACCAGCATCGGCCATGACTTCCACCCAAGCGGGCTATACAGCTTGTTCATGTGGAAGCCAGCCACAAGACCACGGCCCGCGCCGGGATTCTCTGGAATCCAAATCCCGTTTTCGAGCATTTCCGTTTTATGGTGTTCCTGAATCGCCGCGCCGCAGTGCTTGCAGATGTAAACCGCAGTCTCAGGACGGGCAATTCCGGCGTCTGTTTTCAACCATTTGATGCCGTGGTCGGTATCGTTGCCCCATTCAAGGTGTTGCAACCCGCCGCAGTGCGGGCAGGGCAAGTGATAGCGCCTGCGGTCGCTCGCCAGGTATTCGGTTTCAATCCGGGATGCGTCGCGGGTTGTTGGAGTCGAACACATTAGCAGCTTACGGTTAGGAAAGTTGCTCATGCGCTCTTCGATCAAGCCGACTGGATCGCCTTCGCCGTCCACGTCGTTAGGGTAGCCGTCCACTTCGTCACATGCAGCGAAACCTAGAGGCTTTGATGCGAGCGATCGGGCAGAATTTGCACCGGAGAAAAACAGCGTTGCGGAACCGTTCGCCAGTTCCTTTGTCAACAGCGTGTTTGTTTCGTCGCGGGAGCGGGTTTCCGCGATGTTTGACAGGACGTAAGGCATAACCCGTGCCGTCTGCGTGAATCGCTGGCTTGAGTGGTCTTTCGCGTCCTGAAGCGTGGGCTGAACCATCATCATATCCATTGGACTGATGTGAATCCGCTTCAAAACGGCGTTGTAAAGCACCTCACTTTTGCCAAGCTGAGTTGCGAACATCATCACAACCCGCTGGAATGGCGATTCCGGGTCTGTGCAATTCATCGGCTCACGCAGGTATGGCGTGCGCTCAGTCCTCCACTGCCCACGCTCCGGGCCTTTGGCGATGATTCGATATTGATCCGCCCAGTCCGAGCAGGACAGCAGGCGCGGTGCGGCCATGTGCTTATGCAACAAGTCAGCCAGGAATTGATCGACTGCGCCCATTACGCCGACACTCCTACCATTTGACCGAGAATCTGCCGCAGTTCACGGTCTAGCAAGTTCTGAATCTTGCCGATATCGGTTTCATGCGCGACAGCAGGGGCCAGCCGTGCCGGGAACTGCAACAAACCGTCACGGATAGCACCGAATTGCCGTGCAAGCGACGCCTCTACCGCCGCTTTTTCGATCAAAGTTCCCTCTTTTTCCTTCACCTTCAACTCGGACATGCGAGCGTCTGCCGCCTCACGACGGGCGCGGGACTCGTTGAAATCAGGCACCGGGCCGTCAGAATCAGGCTCAACAATGGGCAAAATCGGGGCTGTAGGCGTCGATTCAGGCTCAGGCTGTACCGGCGTGCGTCCCTGACCGACGACGCGGGAAACGCTCAGGTTTGCAGCCATCCACGCCTTAGCCGACT